GCATAGCTGGATTTGTTCTGGCTGAAGAGTCAATATATTTCTTGATAAGTTCTATTGACTCTTTTCCAATTGCAGAAAGAATATGATTCTTTCCTCTCTGGATTCCTTCAGTGAATCCAATAGAGTATTCCATAATATTATTTATTTCTTTTTCAAATTTCTTAACATCGAATGTTACTTGCATTAGACATCTGCCCCCTGGTTTTCAGAGCGGCGTAGGACTACCTTATAATATTCAACTGTACCGAAGGGGTTAACGAATGGTGCCTGTGTTGCAATCTCAAATAGAGTTGACTTACCATTTCTTGGTCCAGCAGTTTCTGTATAAATCGGATTTCCAAATTGATCACGAATATTAGTGATTACAATATTTGTTGTTGCATTCTTAGCGTCTGTGCTGGATACACGAATGTCCTTTTTTACTCTTCCAAGGAGTAGCATATCTGTCTTAATATCTGGATCTGGCTTAATATCCTCTTTATATGAAACCCCAGCCTCATTAAATGAGCAAACAATTGTCTTGTCTAATACCCAGCTTTTTGTAACATTGCCATATGCAGTTGTTTCTGTAATTGGGTAGTAAACGTCTGCCATCATTGGGAACATAAAGTCAGGGGTTTCGCAAATAGACATTAGAGCACCCCTAGTCTTGTAATAGACTTAGCATACTTAGAAAGTATCTTGTCTACAAGAATATTACCTGTTCCTTCAAATGACTGCTTATCAAACTGTAGCTTGTACTGATCAGTGTTGTATGCTGTAACATAACGCTTGTAGTAGTCAAGCTGTCCACACTCAATGTCTGTGATTAGTAGCTTCACTGCACGAGCAATATCTGATGGAACAAACTTGTGTCCGAACTCTACTACAAACTTGTAGTCGTATGTTTTTGGAAATGCTCCGAATGCGGCAAAGTCTGTATCAATAAAGTCTGTGCTTCCAGCAGGAAGAATTAGTGATGCACCTTCATATCTGTTTAGTGTTCCAGTATATGTTTGTGTAATTGCAGAACCATCTGCAGTTAGCTCAAAGTTTCTTGTATATGCTGTTGGGTTAGATGCATCATAAATAAGAATGTTGTTCTCGTATACCTTGAGAATTTTCTTGACATCATCCCAAACAGGAATATAGTCAGCACCAAGACCTACAGTCTCAAGTGTTTTCTTCTTGTAATAAAATCCTTGCTGGATAACTGCATCGATAACTGCTCTTGCAAGTTCCTCGTGCTGAGTCTTGATAGCAATATCTGATGCAGTCTCCGCAAGGGTATTTGGATCTACGTAAGCTCTACGAACCTGGTATGAATCATCTTGTAGTACATCTCCAGATGCATCTTCAATAACGACATTGTAATCGTTATCGTATGTTCCTGGAAGTGTGATGGTCCAAACATACCCAGCATTATCTGTTACGGTCTGTGTAGAAACTGAGTTATCTGCCAAGTCAGTAATGGTTGCTGTGAACACCTCATTGCTTGTATAAGTCGCTGGGATAGTATATGTAAACCCAACGCTAGTGTATGGCGATAACCTTAGTAATTCCATTAAACTCCGTACTCCTCTGCAACCTCTTGAGGGGTTGCGGTACGCACGTGATCACGCTTAAGCCATTGTTCAGCCTTAGCCTTGTCTACGATATTGTACCCCTTATTAATCTTCCCTACGCCTTCCCACAAGACATTTCGTGTAGAGAACAGTGCTACGGTTTCCTTCTTCTTTGTTTCAGGTTCTACCGCCTTAACCTTTGGTGAGCGATCTGCAGGTCCAGATCCAATTGCTCCATTTGTAGTTTCTTTGATCGCACCGAACTTCTTGCCACCTTTGGCTGTTGTTCTAGATGAACCAATAATATTATTTTCGTCTGCTTCTGGCATACCCTTGAGCTTCTGCTTTAGGTCTGTAAGTGACTCTTCTACTGCTTCCGCAACATCTTCAATTGTTTCTTCGATTGTTTCGACTACTTCTTCGACAATCTCTTCGACTGTCTCGCTAATTGTTTCGTTTGACATTTGAAACCTCCTTGAATAATTATATCAGATAGTAAGAGAGGCAGGGACCGAAATCCCTGCCTCCCCTGAGAGTAAGACTCAAATTATGAACTTGAATCCTGGCTGTCAGCGTCAACCCACGCAATAGCGTCTTCCTCTTCCCACTGAATTCCGAAACGAACGAATACGGTGTATTCGATTGTGTCCTTCTTGGGAATGTATTGACGGTTTACAGTGATGTCTCTCTGGAAACCCCAAATACGGTTTGATGGGAATGTGAGGTCAATGAAGCCCTCTGGGTAGTAAGGAACTTCCATTACTGGAACTCCTAGAACGCGTGTAACACGAGCTGCACCGAGAACCTGGTCGTTACCATCAAGATATGTGTTCTTGTAGTTTTCTGACCAAATGTTGTCTGCGATGGTTCCGTGGTTACGGACAATGCCCTGGAAAGCCTGAGTTCCTGCGTAGAACTTGAGACCTGTCTTGAGAGCACGGTACTTGCGAGGGAGTGAGTTGATTACTCCCTGAAGAACCTCTGGAGTCCAAGCGTCGTTTGTGACAGTTGCACTGTATTCGTGAGCGTCTCCGCCAAAGCGAGTCTTGCGAACGAATCCTTCCATAATGCTGAGGAATGCTCCTCCTGCACTACCGTGACCGTTGATAGCAAGGTCTTCGAGGTCGTTTGCGAATGCGTTTGTCATTAGACGAACCAAGTGGTCCTCAAGAGCACCTCCTTCAACATTGTCTTCAAGTGCTTCTGCAGAAACTTCCCAGTCAAGGCGAAGCTTCTTAGTTGTAAGTTCAACCTTAGCAAAGGTTGCACCAGCGTTTGTGTATGTAGCGTCAGCCTGGTTAGCAGCACGAATAACTCGTTCACCAACGTTGACCTTTTCGAGTTCCATTGTATTGGCTCTCATTGTGACTCTACGACCATCTTTAGCGAGAACGGTACCGTCCCAAACGTAGTCAATAAATCTACGAGCCTGTTCAGGACGTAGAATACCACTACCAGCATCACCCGAAGGATTTACGGCGTTGGGTCCAGTTGTAACACCAAGATTTGCGGTGGGGATGTTACCTAGTGTATCTGCACCAGGGTTACCAACACCACCAATTCCACCAGATGCGAATGCACCTTCGCCATTTACTTCGTTGGCACCTGCACCTGGATAATTTTTAATAATCTCTTCCGACATTTTGTCACCTCCTAAGTGATTTTTATTTGAATAGATCGGCAGTTTTGAGGAAACGTCCGTCCCATAGGGATTTCTCAATCTTATCTGATTGAGTTTCCTGTACGATCTCGCCTAGATCGCCAGACTTGCGGAAAGCGGTATCTGCTTCAACAGCGTCAACTCTCTTTCCAAATTCATTAAACTCGCCCTTTGCCTCTGTTACCTCATTTTTTACAGAGTCTAGTGACTTGCTTAGTTCTGCGATTTGCTCGGCTTGTGCCTGAACAACTGCAGTTAGATCGCTAAAGGCTTTTGTAACGGTATCCTTGATTTCAGCAACTGCGTCTACAAGAACTTCGTCTGACTTGGATACTGAATCAGCCTTCTCAGTAACTTCTTCAGCAACAACCTCTTCAGCTGCTACCTCTTCTGTTACCTCTTCTGCTACTTCAACATCTGCCTCTGGAGCGACCTCAGCTTCAACAGCGACTTCTTCTACTGTCTCAGCGACTGTTTCATTAATTTCATCAGTCATAGGACTTACCTCCTTAGTTATCTTAGAAGTATTAATGCCTTTAGCACTATCTACTAAGAACTTCACCATTTCTGGTTTTTCTGCATCTGACTTCTCTACGAAGCCGATGTTCTTCATTGCAGCACCACTAGTGGGACTGACTTCTGATTCATTTTCTGAAAGCATTACAATACCGTTTTGCTCGTCCCAGAAAACATTTTCAATTTCTACGTCCACGTTATCTCCCTTGATTACGTCAACTCCGTCTACCTTTTCAACTGATAGAACGTTTGCAAACTGATTTGCAGGAGTATCAACTAGTGATAGTTCAACTAGGTCGTAGTCTTTAATGATACGGATAGTTGCATCCATCTTTTCGTCGAAAGCATCTTCGTACTTATTCATTCTACCACCAATTGAAAATCCTGACAATGTTCCGTCGAGAACCTTCTCCCAGGTGTCTTGAGCACCCTTCGAAATATATGTTGAGACATAGATGCCTGAATAGAACTTCTTGCTCTCTGGGTCAAAGTACTTATCCTCTTTGAATGAGACCATTTTACCTACAGCCTTTGGCTGGTGCATCTCACGGATATTACCACGGAACTTCTCGAATGCCTTGAGTGAAGCTTCTGGAACAACGATGTCATTCTGCTTGTCAATGTTGTCGAGAGTTGCAAAGCCAGAAACAATTCGACGCTCTGCATCTACTTTTGAGAACGGCATAGACAGGCGAACGTTGTCGCCTTCAGAATGCCACTGGGCTTTAGAAATAGTCATATTAGTTAATTATATACCGTTTTTTACAACAATGTTATATTGTTGTTACATTTAGTATAACACACTATTGAGAAGATCTTCCTTCGCCCTGTGCGTTTCGTCCAGTAGTCGTTGATGTACTATCTGAATTGTTATTTGTACGTTCTGTGTCACGTGCTCTGTTCTGTGCTGTATTGGCACGAGCGTCAGTAGCCTGACGTGCGGTCATTTGGAATGGCTCGTCACCATCTTGACGCTGACCAAGACCTAGCTTTTCACGAGCTTCATTTGGTGTAAGAATTTGTGTCTTAACGTAACGCTCAAGAATCTGTGACTGTGCAATTTCATCA